ATCTGAATTTATCGGAAAAGATTGGACAGGCCGTAAACAGTATCGAGGAATAAGTTTCAAGAAAACGCAATTTGGGAATATCGAAGATATTAACTATTATCCATTGATAAAAGAGTTTATTGAAATTACTGGAAAAGTGAAATTGCTGAAGATGGTTAAAGATTACTGCAGAGAACACTGCGCATGGTTAAAGACGGAGAGCGATATAGAAAATCATGCTATTGATTGCCTGTTGTCAAAAGCATACGAACACTGGAAGGATTTTCCAAAACAGGCATCAGAACCAGATAAATGGATTTTCTATTTTGAGGATATAAAAATGCTCTCAAGAAACTTATGAGTCGGGATGATTATGCTTTTCCTTGCGCTGGCTGTCTTTGTGATCATTGTGCGAATAATCTGTACAGTTCAGACAAAATGGCAGGAGAAGCAAAGATATTTTGCTATGTTTGCGAGGAATGTCGATACTATGATGGGGACTTAAAAAATAAAGACATGAGATGTAAACAGTGCGAAAACTATATCGTAACAAATGAACATGCTGAACGTTTGAGAAAAAAGATAAAGGTGGTAAAGCAATGAGAAAACAGTGGAATTATGTTGAAAAAGATGGAAATCCAAAGGAGCCGGGTACATATTGGGTAACACTTATTTACCCAGAGTGGAAGGATAATAAAAAGACTGGAAGAATGCTTGCGGAGGTTGATACCAGATATTTTGCAGATCTTGACAAGAATCCAGAATTGAAAGGCTGGATAATGGATAGTGAGCCAGAAAATGGGCTTGCATGGACGGAAGAGTGCGGAAGCACTGCGGAGGAAAAGGTGCATGCCTGGATGCCAATGGATAATATTGAAATCGCTGATCTTCCAGAAGGAGTCGAAAGCCGGAATTTTGAATCTATGGAGATATAGATATGACAAGAGCTGAAACAACAAAGTTCCTTGGAAAATTACTTACAGATACTCGCCTCGGAGGGGCTGGCTCGCACTGGGCCAGTGAGGTTAGTGTTGATCCATGGACACCGAAGGCAAGGCGGGTGGACTACATGGAATTTTCTCCGGCGAATCAATGCTCTGTGTCAGGAATAGAAAAAGGCATATTCACCTGCTATGAAATCAAGAGCTGCAAAGAGGATGTTTATAGCGGTAATGGTTTGAATTTCTTCGGGGAAAAGAATTACATTGTAACTACGATGGCGTGTTACAAAGACATTCTACCGGATTTCCGGAGTGGCAGATTTGCTAATTACATGAGCGAAAAGCACCCGGATTCGTCAACTTATTATGGCGTTATGGTTGCTATTCCGTTTTGGGGAGAAGCAACGGAAGAATTCAATGATCCTAC